TTTATTATTTAAAACTTTTAACATCGTAGACGCTTTTAAATTAGCTGGACCAAGATTAAATACCCAAGATACTAAAGCGTCGAATTGATTTTGGTTTAGATCTACCTCAACCAAATCGTTTATATATCCCTCGTATTCTTCCATTTCTTCTAATAAAAGATGATCAGCCTCTTCCTGAGTTATAGTATCGCCTTCTTTTACACCTTTAGTAGAACCATATCCTATAGTCCAAACTCCTGCTGCACATTTATAAGCTTCAAGCTCGCAGCCTTCAAACTTTTTAATAAGGCAAAGACCTTCTTGAGATATATTCATATTAGTCTCCTTTGTCGCTTGAGTTAGAAGCTCCAAAATAAAATGAAATGATTGCACTAGCCAGCCCACCTAAATATCCTAATACTAAATTAATTAAAGCTTCTGAGTTTTGTTCTGGCGGTTGTAACGTAACCAAAAATATATAACCTAAAAAGCCACCTATAGTTGCTATACCAATTATTCTTGCAGTCCAATCTTTTGAAAAGTAACCTCTAGCGTTTTCTTTTTCTTTTGCTTCTAAAGCAAAGATATCAACCTCAAGCTCTTTCATTTTTATTTCAAAATCTTTTTCAGCCTTTTTAAGCTGTAGCATTTGTTCTGGCGTAGCGTTTTGAATTGCTGCTTCAATAGACTTTGGATTATTAGGAACTCCCAAAACCTCAGATATCATATTGGCAGCCATACCGCCCATAGGTCCACCCAAAGCTGTACCAAGTGTAGGAGCTACTGCGCCTACAACGTTTTTTAATAATCCTTTAAATTTCATAGTAAAACAGATACTAAGGCTATAGTTAAAGCACCTATAAATCCAAATACTCCGAAGGTTGTCATTTTAATTGTATTGTTAATAGAAGCTATTTCGCTTTTTATCTCAGCAAATTCGTTGAACGCTGTCTTCCAACGCTCAGAACATTGAGCCTCATGCTTGGCAAGATCCGCCGCTACAGTTAGTGTGGTTGGTCTTTTTGTTGTCATTTATATAGTATAAACCTTTAACGGTTTCTTTTTTCCTTTTACGTATATTTTTTTATGAAAAACACCATTTTGCGTTTTCTTAATTGTAGCCTCGCCAATTAGTATGTCAACACCAGCTTCTTTTGTTGCAGACTCAAGACGTGCTGCTGTATTTACCGCGTCACCTATAGCCGAATAATCAAATCTAGTATCACTACCCATATTGCCAATAACTGCATATCCGGTATTTACGCCAATACCAATTTCAACACCGAGATCGGCCATTTTAATTTTATCTTGTATTTCTTTTGCGCAAAGAACCGCAGCCATTTCATGGTCAGGTATATCTATAGGTGCGTTAAATATTGCCATCATCGCATCACCAATATATTTATCCACCATACCATCATAAAACTTAACTGTATCTGCTTGAATCGTTAAAGCCTTATTCATAATCTTGGTTACTTCTTCTGGTTCTAGTTTTTCTGATAAAGATGTAAAACCTCTAACGTCTGTAAATAAAAATGTGCAATATTTTTTCTCGCCTCCAAGTTTTAGTAACTCAGGATTGTCTTGTAATTGCTTCACTTGTCTTGGATCCAGATAATGTTCAAACTGTTTTTTAATCTCTTGACGTAGTTTATATTGTTTTTTGTAGTTTATATAGAAAGCAACGGTAGAAGTTATGATTTGAGAGATAAAAGTCCATGAAAAATCCAATAAAATGCCCTTCTGAATGCTAAAAACGCCTGAGAGCCCCGTGGTGAAAAGCAAAATTGTAGCGATACTTAGACCCTTAACTACACCAAGATAATTTATTGTGAGCCACGTCAGCGACACAAAAATTCCAAAAATTAAAATTTCGGCTGCTAAATGCCATTCTGGTATTCTTGGGGAGTTTTGAATAAGAATTGACTCAGATAATGCGGCTTGAATTTTATGTGGCTCTAATAATCCTGCTGGAGTTGCAACTTGAGGCATAATTCCAGGAGCAGTTATGCCAAGAAAAACAAACTTACCCTCTACATTCATTTCTTGTAAATTAGTTTCTGGAGTTTTTACCCAACTAATCCACTTACGACCAATACTATCAGTTTTAACAGGAGGCAATCCTTGAACAGTAATTTCTTCAATACCAAGTTCGTTGGTTTTAATGATATAAGTTTTTGCACCCGCTAAGCTTTTTAATACTTCTGTACCAAAAGAACTTACATATCCATCTGGAGTTTTAAATAATAATGGTATGCGTCTAACTAGATTATCAAGATCGGTGGGTGCAGCAGATATACCTTCTTGTATATAGTCGTTTCTAAGGCTGTGAGTATTCTGTACCACACCCTTTACCAGCATACCACCAACATCAGGTCCTTTAATGACCGTACCAACTGTTTTTGGGTATATTTGATTTGGGTATTCAAATGAAGCCAAAATAGATGTACCATATTTTAAGGACTCTGCAAAAAATCTATCGCCCCCAAATCTATCGGGATGCGGAAAGCTAACAACCCAACCTACACCCAAAGCACCTTTTTCTATTAGTTCTGCATGTATATTACCAAGTCTTTGTCTGGGTATAGGCCAACCGCCTTCTGCGTCTATATCTTCTTCGGTAATATTTAAAATAGTAAAGTAGCCAGATGGTTCTGGCGTTTGAACAAAAGCGTCAAATATTTTTAGTTTTAATATTTCGGTAGGCGTACTTTGAAATACTAAAGGCAATCCTAATATTATAAGTATTGGTAATAATAATTTATTCATATTATTTATTAATTACTTTGGGTTATTTTTATCGTACTACCCGTTCCTCCGTTTACTTTTATTATTCTAGATACGCCATCTTGAATAAAAATAACAGTATAACTACCGGATGAATCTATATCTACTCTAGCAGTATCGCTAACACTTCTCATCAAAGTAAGTATTTCTCCAGTTACGTAAGATGTAATTTGCGTATTTAAGTCTTGGCCTAAATTAGTACCAACCAAATTTATAGATGTGGCGTCTTGAGCTAACTGATCTTCTTGCTTTATTTCTTGCAAAGCATCTATAACATCTAAAAGATCTTCAAGAAAATTTACGTCAAGATAATTTATATCTAACTCGGTAAATTCTAGTTCGTCTTCTTTAAAAAAGTCTTCTTCTAAATAATCTATATCTAAATCGTTAAAATCTAATATGTTTTTCTTTTGCGTTTGTACTGTTTCTTCTAAAACAACTTCTTCTTTAGGAGGATTTACAATCAGCATATTATCAATAATATCTAGAGTAAGATCTAAAATAACAGGGGAGCTTGGAGATTTTTCAAATACATCTACGGTTGTAGCTTCGTAAGGTTTGTTAAGGGTAACAGTTCCCATCGCAGTTGTTACCAATATTTCGCCGCTGGCGTTACCAAATTTATCTGGTAAAAGTATTAACAAACTACGACCTGTTTCATCTACAGTAACTGTAAAGTCTGTTCCTCTGATTGCTATATTAGCGGTAGGGGTTTTAAGGTCTATATTAGACTTATCTATCTTATTTAAAGAACCAGTAATAAATCTAGCCGTACCCAAACCAAAGGTGATAGCCATTTTAGACTTGCTAGGATTTGGGTCAAAGATATATTCATCTATCGTTAATTGAGAGTGTTCCGTTAGTTTTACTTTTGAATCATCTAAAAACGTAATAGCCATACGGCCATTTGTTGTTATAGCTTCATCGTTTTGTTGGATGTCAAAATCCAACTCGGCATTATACGGTTTTTCTCTTAAAACTCTAGCAGAACCTGAGAGTTCAGATATGTTTCCTACATCAACAGCTGGTAGTTGTTCCGCCGTCGTTTTGAACGACGCAAATAGTACCGTTAGAACCAGTAGAGTTGATCTGTAACCAATCAGAAGCAAGCGTTGACGATTGGGTGATATTAAATGTTCTGCTGTTACCTGTTTGGTCGAGGTAGAAATATCCGCCTGCATATCCGCTTCCTGTAAAGTTTATTGTATTGCTATCTCCGTCTACATCAACATAATTAGTAGCACCATCATAGTTTATATCAAAATCAAATGTGTTGCTGTCGCCGTTAATTATCCAGTCTAAATCAAGGTTTGAAGCTAAAGCACTTGTACCTACATCTAACGTAAAGGTATTAGAGCTTCCGGTAACATCAACATTGAAATCAGAACTGTCTATTCCATAAGTATCTGTTGGATCCCCTTGTATAGTAAAAGTATTACTATCGCCGTCAAACTCAAAGAAACCAGTAATATTATCGCCTAGGATGTCACCTAAGAATTTATTAGTATTACCTATTTGGTTTATATCTAGCGTTAAACTCAAACCGTCTAAATCTAGCGCGGTAAGCGTACCTGCGACAGAGTTAAGACCGCCTATAATATTAGATGAGCCTAATTGCTCTAAGTCTATATTTGCTGTTGCTCCGGACTGCTCAACATATATCTCGTTATCTGCAGAATAAACAGATAATCCAAAAAAAGTTAGTCCTAATATACCGTAGTAACTTACTACTCCTATATCATTTTTATTCATATATCTTCCAATATCCCTTTGTTGTTCCTTCTTTTATTGTTTGTAATACAGCTGTTTCTATAGCTGTTTGTAAGGCAATATTAATAGATTCGTTTCTAACTAAACCGTTTTCTATTTCAACAAGTTCTGTTGAATCGGTTATAAACCTAAACACATCTTGATCAATAGATGCACTTAATATTGTTTTGGTTACGAGAACCTCTAGCAGCACTTTGCCGGTACTGACGGAAACTGTTCGTAAGGATATGGTAACGGTATCTTGTTTGTATTGTCTAGACATTCCTATCCCAAGATATCTAGCACCTGCGCCACCAGATTTTACGTTGCTTTCATATGATATCACGCCTCCTTGCATTATCAAACCAGCAAACATTAAAGGTTGAAGTTTTGTATCTTCTTTAAATTCTTGCCTGGTACTGCGAATAATCTGACGTTCTTTAGTTACGTTATCTAGGCCAACTCTTTCTACAACCTCAAAAAAACCATCATAATTACTACCAGCATGTTTTAAAGCCCTAATAAGATAGGCATCTGGGGCTTGGGTAACAGCAGAAGAAAAAGTTGCATACGAACTATTGCTTCGTCTTTGACCGGTTTGATCGGAAAAAGATCCTTGATAAATAGCTACAACAGGCTTAGGTTTATTATTAGCTTTTATATTGGCAAGTTCTGGAACTAAAAGGGTGCCAACTTCTGGCTTTTCTATTTTTTGTATGGGTGGTAAGTTGTTTTCTAACGGATCTATTATTAAGGCGCAACTAGAAAGTAAAGCTGCCGATAGGAAGAGATATAGTTGTCGTATTACCATCTGAGTCTGTTATATTTAAAGTTATAATTCCGTCAACAACATTATACTCTATTCTATTACCTTCTAATTCTAATACGCCGCTATCGCTAGGTGTTTCGCCAAATAAATTTTCTACCAACTGTCTTGATAGCTGAGCGTAAATTCTAGACTCTAAATTACGTATAAACCTAGCTAAAGTAGTATTTTCTTTGTCTCTTTCTATCTCATCTTGTAACGCTTTTAGCTCTGCTTTAAGCGTCATCTTACGAGTATATTGTTGGTTTTCGATTGTAAGATAGTGGGCAGAAGTGCCAATACCAGAAAATGATGGCGACTTAAATTTATGAACCATTTCATCGGCCCATAACGGATTAGTAAGTAAAAGTATTATAAATAATAAAAATAGCGAAGCTGCTATTCTATATACCCAAATACTATCAGTCTTTTCTTTGATCATCTCTGTCCGCCTTTGCAATTTTATCAATATCTACTAAATTAGGAACTCCTAATAAAGTCTTGAGCAAAACGTCTTGTCGAATACTTTGATTGTCTAAGGCTCTTACTCTGTCTATTAAGCTTACAATAATACCGTATTGGCTATCAAGTTTTGTTGATACTCGTTCTTCCATCGTATTTAAACTTGTTTGAACTTTTTCATCTAAAGTATCAAGCTTGGTTTCCATACCATCAATAATACGATTGATAAGCTTCCAGACAAACATGCCTAGGCCTAAAGCCGCTGCAATAGGAAAACCTAGCTCGGTTATTAAAGCAACAGCTTCAGACATTTATTTTATTGTTTGGCTTTACCTATATTGATAGCCAACAGATCAATAAACTTATACAGCTTACCAATCCATTCATCATCTTTGGGTGTAGATGTTGACGCTGCTACGATTGAAGCAACGGTAACGATTGTAGTTATCCAAGTAACCATACTCATTATACTATCCATTATCACTTTCCTCCTCGGTAGTTTCTACGGATTCTTCTGGCTCAGCAAACTCTTTGAGTTGCTCAACCACCTCTTTTCTTAAAACAGCAACAAACTCTAGTTCTTCGCCATTCCAAGATCCTCTTTTAGCTGCTACATCAATAAGTTGTAACATACCTAATAAAAATTGTTTTTGATCCATTATCGTCTCCTTGTTTTACAAAATTAAAATTAACTATTTGAACTAATATACGCCTTACCTGTAGTGATAGCATTAGAACAATCAGTTTTTTTACTGCTAGATGAACCTACTACGTTAGGTGTATCATCATCTGAATCAACAGGTGCATACGCTAAAATGACCTCTAAATGGTCTACGTTTCTTTGTACCATATCGTTGATGTCTGATTGCTCCATACCTTCAACATTCCAAGTTCCAGCGTTTACTCCGTTAATTAAGTTTACGCTATCCATTGCTGCTGTTAAGACTTCGCTTACTGTTTGTACCATTTTATTCTCCTTTTAAAGTTTGTATTTCGGTTTTTAAT